GATAATCTTTTGTTTACTCTAGAGTATGGTGTTCCAGTTAAACATGCTACACAGGCAGCACTGACTGCTGCTGTTGCTAGAGGTATCCATAGCATTGACGTGAGTTTGATTATTGCTCCTGTTGTTCATAAATTTATTTCTTCTACTGCAGAAGAGGCTGGCATTGAATACCTTGATGACTTTGAAGGTAGAGAACAAAAAGAACAAGACGAAAGAGCTAAGGTTCAAGCCCTCCTTAAGAAGTCTGTTCAAGAGACACCTGTTGAAGAACGTGACGAAGGTTACGAGATGCTATCTGAAATGTCTGAGGCTGTAGAATCTATGGATATAGAGCAAGAGACACAGGGTGAAGTCGCTGAAGAACTACAAGAAGTAGCTGCTGCAATAGAAGAAGAGCCACAAGAGAAACCTCGTGGTCTAATGGCGAGAGGATAAGAGAATGAGCTTTCTAGGTACAATAGCAGTAGGTGCAATGGCGCAAGCCTACAACGAAGATAAGGCTGCTAAGGAAGCACAGGTAGCAGAAATTCAAACGGCTAAACGTCAGTGGTTATTTACTACTGGTATGGAAAATATAAAGAACAGACGTGAAAGACGTAAGGCTGCAAGTGGTAGAGTATCACAGGCTCAAAGATTTGGTTTCTCTCGTAAGTCTGCTATGGCTCTTGAAATGTCTGGTCAGTTAGAGTTTGAATTAGACAAGGTTCAAAAGCTTATTGGTAATAATAAATTATCAGAAAAATATATTCCTACTCTTGTAGCATATCTAGAGGATAAAGTAGAAAACGATGAGCAACTATCTGCAGCTATAGCTAAGGGTCTTGAACCAGAGAGCTTAGTAAGTGAAGAAGAAATGTCTCTTGGTCTTATTAATTCTCTTGGGGATCTAAATGAACTACAAGAACAGTTTATGAAAACAACAGGGGGTGGTTCTGTAGGTCTACCTGCATTCCAATACACTCCAACTAAAGGTGCTCGTATTGAGTTGTCTGATAGCAAGAGTATTCGTGCTCAGTTGGCTAGTACTCTTAATACAATGTACGCAGACAGCTTCCAAGTTAACGCAATGGGGGATGTTACATTTACTCAGAATGCTAAACCAGAAGTTCAGAAATTGTTTAATGATTTGGCATCTAAGACAATAGAGCTTGCAGAAGATCCTACAAATTCTTATAGCCCTACATCCGCTTTAAATACAGTCATTAGTACAATTCAAACAAGTCAGTTTGTTCCACCTACTGTTGTTGTAGAAAAGTTGGATGAAGCACTAGAGACCCCTGACTTTAGCTGGGAACCATTTAAAGTAACAACATCTGACGATACTGACGATACTGACGATACTGACGATACTGACAGCAGCAATCCAGCAAACGATTAAGGTGATGTATGAGTTACGTACAAGAAGCAGAGGGTAAGTATTTTACTGACCTTCTAAATAATGAAGAGTTCCAACAAGACCTTAAGGACTTCTTTTCTGGTGGTCGCTATAACTACTCGAAAGAACAGCTAGATGACGTTGAGCAGTTAGCTGATGACTTCGCACAACATATGAGATGGCAGTCCACTAACGAAGCTACCGCTATCTATGATTTGCTGTACGTTCAGAAGTCAGACAAAGAAGTATCAAGAGATGGTAAGGTTTCATTTGGTAAACTGATGCAAGCCTACGATGTTTCTGAGGGGGGTGGTACTGGTAAGCTCGAAGGTGCTTGGGATTACTTCTCAGCTTTTGCTGCATCCCCTTCTACTATTGGTACTGCTGCAACATTTGGCTTTGGTGTAGGCTCTAAGATAGCAGCCAAGGCCGCATCTAAGACTTCTCAGATGGCGATAAGAGCTTATGCCAATAAGCTACTAGCTGAAGGTATGTCTAAACAAGCTGTTAAAGAAGCTGTAAAAAAGAGTGTAACAAAAGAAGGAGCCAAGGCTGCAGCTATATCTTTTGGTGCTGAAGCAGCAATAGGTGGTGTGTCTTCTTATGCTCAGGGTGAAACAAGAGAAGAAGTTATTCCAGGTTACGAGTATACAACCACTGACCTTGCTATTGATGCTACCATTGATGGAACCCTGGGTTCTGCAATAGGTGGCTTGGGTGGTATGTGGGCACAATCCACAAAGAACAAAGCTGCTGATGCTCTTGTAGATCAGGCCAAGAAAGCAAGTGATATTGCTAAAGCTAATGCTAAAGCTGCTGTAGATTTTATTAGTAATAGTAATCTCCCAGAGGATCAGATCAACGATACCATGTCTGACATAGCAGACTTAGCTCAAATCTTTAGAGCAAGGGAAGCTGGTAAGGCACTAGATCCACTGGATGAAGCATCAGTAAAAGAAGGTCAGATGATCTTTAGTCGTATGCTTGATGAAAGAGCTAACGAACTTATTGCACCTGGCCTAGACATGAATACTGTAAGAGGTATTGCTGCAGCAAGTATTAAGCTGAAGGAAAGACTGAAGCTTAGACCAGGGGAACGTGTAAGCTCTGGGGTAGCAAGATCTATTGTTGATGGTTCTATTCAAACAGATGAACTGACAGATATTAGAAGACAGTTTAACTTGTCTGCTGAAGAGATGTCTTATCTTTGGTTGGCTGAACTATCTAAAGCAGGTAGTGTTCTAGCTGAAGGTTCAAAGATTAAGAAAGCAATGACACAAGAGATAGATGTACTTGCTAGTCAAGGTGCCTCTGTGTTTACAGGTAATGAAGCAGCAGAAGTTCTAGGTAACTTAGAAAGAGGTGGAGCCTACAGCTTCCTTCAAGACCTTGACCAAACACGTATTGCTTTCATGACTTCGCAGCTAGGTACTACAGCAGCTAACGTTGCCACTGGTGGCTACAACGTTATTGTTGATATGTCTGACTCTTTCTGGAAGGATGTCTTGGACGCAACTGTAGGCAATAAGATGCCAGATGGCTCTGTCAAAAGACAGTGGACCAACAGAAGTTTATCTACCCTAAGGGGGTTTACACTTAACAGAAAAGAAGCTGAGATACTTGGGGCAATGCTTATCGAAGATGCCCCTATGAAATTCACTGAGTTGTTCTATGAAAGCCAACGTGTTGGTGACCTTACACAATCCAACAACTTTCTAAACAGAACAGCTAGGTTTGTTAATACCCTTAACATGGCTACTGACTCTGTATTTAAACAGGCTTCTTTCTATGGTGCTTTTGACAGGAGACTAAGAGAACTTAATGATCCTGAGTTAGGTGCAAACTTTGCTGAGTATTTAAAAAGACACACAGACCTAGAAGCGGCAAGGTCTGCTGGTGTTGTAGACTACGCAACAGACTACGCCAAACGCTTTACGTTCCAACGTGGCTACGAAGGTGATAAGTCTTTGTTTGGGCAGACAGCACAAGGTGTTCAGTCCCTTCATAAAAGATTTCCTTTCCTTATCTCTGAAGGGATGGGTATTCCATTCCCTCGTTATGTAGCTAATCACCTAGAATACGTAAATGATTATACACCTATCGGTATTATAACTGGGGGTGTAGATCGGTTAGATAAAATTCTATACAAACAGGACGAAAAATCTATTACTCTTGTAGGTGACCAGTTTAAAACTGGCAGGGATCGTGTAGCTAGACAAATGACTGGTGCCATGTTGACTATGGGCGGTGTCTGGTTAGCGGCAGAGAAGAATGGTGAGATAGACTACGACAAGATTGCATCCTCCACTGGTGCTGAGACAGATGTAGGCCGTACTGCTGGTCCTTGGGCTGCTAACCTTTTAATTGGTGACCTTATCTGGAGATCAGGAATACTGGGTAATGAATCCCTACCGATCAGTAGTGAATCATTTAAGAATAATGCTGGTGAAGTTCTAGCAGGTATGGGTGATCTAGGTTTTGATCTTGGTCTTGTAGCAGACTTAAGTGATGCAGTAGAAACTGGTGAGTTCTCTGAGGCTGCATATAAGAGACTAGGTAATATCGTGTCTACCTTTACCTACCCTGGTACTATGGCAAGAGATGTAGCTGGGCAGCTATCAGACTTTGCTAGAGGTAATCCTTACGTAAGAGATGTAAGGGGAACAGAGGAAACTGGAGAAAGAAATTTCCTTGAGGAGATTGTTGGGGAAGGTGTATTCCGCAATCAAGCCCTAAGATTTATAATGGACTCTCAGAGTGTAGGGCTTACACAAACAAAGAGAGGAACAAATCAAGATCTTAAATTGTATTCTCCATTTAATCCTACTCCTATTGGTGGGTATAACCCTATCTCCAGGCAGTTTGGTTACACACAAGAACCACCTAGTACTGATCTACAAAAAGAATTAAATGTTCTTGGTCTAGAAGAATATAAGCTATACGGAAATACAAAGACAAAGAATGCCAGTGTTGACTACGCAGTAAGAAAACTGTTGGCAGTTGGTATGTCTGGTGTCCCTACTATGGCTGAAGAGTTTAAAGAATGGAAAGGTAACTGGAAACTTACAAACAGAACTGAGTTTGCTGGCAGAACCTACGATGAACTAGGAGATGATTACGAACTTAAGAAGTTAGCACTTCAAGACTTTGTGAATCACAGAATTGCTAATGCTCAGGATCTAATGACTGGTGCTTTTGAGAGAATGCTTGAGAGTGATTCTGGCAGGAAGAGGGCTGCAGGTTTTGTTAGAAATAACTACGTAATCAAACAGGCACAACTTGAGTCTAGTACTGGTAGAACCTTTGATGATTTAGTTTCTATTATGACACGTAGTGAAACAGTGAAGTATAAGACTGCGAGAGAATACCTTGAAGACTCTTCTAGTATTGAAGAAGAACTAGCAAGAAGACAAAAGATAATGCAGTTTGCTGACGACAACTATGACTTTGATAAGGATATATTTCCTACTCAATTTCTAGGTGCTGCTGAAACATATCAATAAAAGAAAACCCCCAGTGGAATGCTGGGGGTTTAGTTCATGACGATTTATCTCTAGTCTTTTTATAATCAAGCATAAGTTGGGAGTAGCTGTATGCTTGGTCAACGATCTCGCCTGATCGTAAATACTTTCCAGATGCGAGGAGACCTGATAATGCCGCACCTGCAAAGTAATCCCTAGTCGGTATATCACCAACAGGAATATCCTTTTGAACAAACTCTTGGGCTTCTTGCTCAAGGGTTTTCTTTTTGTTTGGTGGTTTCTTTACGCCACTTCTATTAGTTTTTTGAGATACCATTCTGCTTTCTCCAAGTCCTGCACACCGTTCTTATAACGCCATCTGTGCATGTACTTTGCTATGTTGCCTCGAAGATAACCGATGAACTCTTCTCTGGTGAGGAAGTCTTTGATGTAGTTTATGCACTCAATCTCCCCCTGACCATAGTGTTTAGGTTTCTGTACAGCGTCAAAGAAATCTTCGCACTCAGCACATACACCATTGTCATCCAAAAGGTTATCACACTTTCCACAGTAACTCATAGGGTAACTAACTCCGCTTCAGTGTAAGGGATATGATAAAAGGTTTCATTCTCTGGTATCCTGTGTGTTGGTCCAGTAGGTTTCTGGATACAGTCATCAGTCATCTGAGTACCTTTAATTCTCCAGGCTTTATCATATGTTTTATTAAAGACAAAGAAGTATAAGTTGTCCAGGTTATCACTGTACTTTTGTACGAGTCTTCTCTTACGTCCAGGTATTCTAACTTCTTTCCACCAGGTAGGCCAGTCACCTGACCACTGAGCCTTACGCTCAACCTCATGGTAGTACGTTTGCCCATCCTTTGTTGTAACTAAGTCAGCATAATAATCTTCTTTATCAGAGATAATAATGTGACCTTCTCTTTCAAGTAGAGTAATCAGTGCCTGTTTAGACGGTTCGTTTACTTGATCGTAAACATCTTTTCTAAACTTACGTACATGTACTTTCATTTGCCTTGACCTCTGTATGGTTTGGTTGACCTACGTTTATGTTTGTTCATTGAACCTAGTTTCATAGAGCCTAATCGTTTTGATTGAGATGTTTTCTTCTTTAATGATTGGATTGTACCAACAGAAGATCCTACAATCTGTACTTTAGCCATTAAGTTTTCTCCACTTTAATTCATGAACAAGCATGTTCTGCTCGTAATCACTTAGTATCATCCAGTCCCTTATTTCGTCAAGTGTTCTTTTACACCCTACACAAAAGCCATCATCATCAATACGACAGACCTTTATGCAGGGTGATGGGACAGTACCCAGTTTCTTTCTACGTTGTCTATTCACACTGACGTAGACCAGTAGCAGGATCGTAGTAGCAAGCACCGCCCTCTTCTACGTAGTCCTGTGTCTCTTCAACTACTGGTTCCTCTGCTACTTCCTCAGAGGTGGAGGCGTTAAGGATACCATAACGTTTACCTGCTGCACGGAAGGTAGTGCAACCAGATGAACCACCATCGTAGGCATCCATGTAGACCTGCTTAAACTCTTCCCATGTTACTTCTTCACCAACATTACATGTCTTTGAACAAGCTGAGTCAACAAAGCGTGAAGCAACATTCAATACTTTGACGTGATCAAACACTGACAGTTCGTCTGCAGTCTTACCCTTCACACCAAAGACACGATAACCATAGTCTTCTACTCGTTCAACCTTTGGTCCATCGAAGGTTTGGATAGTTCTGTCGTAGTAATGTGAGAATACAGGTTCGATTCCAGAGGATACGTTGTCGGCTGACAGACTGATAGTTCCTGTTGGAGCAACAGAAAGCAGATGACTGTTACGAATACCATAATCGCTAATGAGATTGCGGATATCATCAGGAAGAGACTTAGCAAAGTCACTCTCCAGATAAGCCTGAGTAAAGAGAGGGAAAGCACCCTTCTCAATAGCCAACTCAACAGATGTACGATACGCAACATTCCTAATCACCCCCATGATTTCTTCGAGGGTCTGCAAGAATCTATCGCTGCCATACTCAAACCCTAGTGCTTCGATAGCATTTGCTACACCAGTAACACCAAGGCCCATACGTCTTTTACTCTTGGCTTCTAACTCCTGTTCTTCAAGTGGATACGTTGCTCTATCTACGACATTATCCATAGCTCTTACGACATGTGGGATGTCATTACGTAGTTGGTTCATGTTGAAGACGTACTTACCTTCGTGATCTACTACGTACTTAGTCAGGTTAAATGAACCAAGTAGACATGCACCATTCGGTGGAAGCGGTTGCTCACCACATGGGTTGGTGGCTGCAATCTTTTCTGCGTACCATAGGTTGTTCTTCTTATTGATACGATCAATGAAGAGGATACCAGGTTCTGCCCAGTCCCATGTAGAACGTAGGATCTGATCCCATAGTGCAGTAGCACTTACTGTTTTATAGACACGTCCATCAAACTTTAGATCAAAGTCTAAGTCCTCTTTCACAGCTTTCATAAACTCATCAGTCACACCTACAGAGATGTTGAACTGTGTCAGTGTGTCACTGTTATTCTTTGCTGTGATGAACTCTTCAATGTCAGGATGATCAACACGTAGGACACCCATCTGTGCTCCACGTCTGTGACCTGCTGATGCAATGGTACGACAGACAGCATCAAAGATACCCATAAAAGATAGAGGGCCAGATGATTTACTGTCCAATGATTTAATCAAGGTGCCACGAGGACGCAGTGTACTGAAGTCATAACCAATACCACCACCCAGGCGCATGGTCTCTGCTGCACGTCTTGCTGCTTCCATAATGCCATCCATGCTATCCTCAATAGTCATAGACACAAAGCAGTTGTAAGGTGTCACACGTCTTGGTGCACCCATAGCAGACTGTACACGTCCTGCAGGTAGGAAGCGTTGGTTATATAGGATGTTACGAAAGTTATTGAAGTGTGATTCATTATCCTTCAGTGCTTCAGCAACACGAGTCATTGCCTCACGAAATGTTTCACCCTTGCTGCGATACTTCATAGCATGGATTTCTTCTGAGATTGATAGTGTTGGGCCGTACTCTGGTTCTGTGTTTGGGATGCTCATCTGTTGTCTCCTGATCCTTTTAATTTTCCACGTTTCTGTCTGTCATCTAGCTTGATAATGTTTAACTCAAGCACCTCCTGTAGTCCCTTACCATAAATATTTGCAAGGGCAGTGGCGTAGAATACTACGTCACCTAACTCTTTCATAATCTCTTCATTCTGGAATTGAGAGCTATCACGAATAAGTTTCTTAATCTTTTCCGCAACCTCTCCTGCTTCTCCCACAAGGCCAAGTGTATTCTCCACTAGTCTTGCCTGACCTTCAGTCATAATCTTTTTCTCTACCCATCTAGAATAAAGATCTGTCCAGTCTACTTCATCACTATCAAAGTTATCAAAGTAACCAAACTTATCTAGGTCATCACCACTTATCATTTCTGTTTCACCTCTATCTCAACAATTTCTAAATCGTCTAAGTCGTATATAGTGTCCTGAATAATATCTTCAAGACTCTTTTCCAAACTATCTGAAGCAATAAAGTTTGCATCAGGATCTAAATCTACAAGTATCGTTACCTCGAACAACACAGGAACCTCCAAGTTATATAAATAAATATAATATCGTCAACAATTATTCTTTCAACCAATCGTCAGGGATTGATTTATCTGCGTACTTAAATCCGTACTTCTTACACCAGTCACCATAAGATGACTTAGCACCCTTATATAGTTTTGCTCTACTGTTTTGAAATACAAAACGAATATCTAGATCAGGAAACTGTTTCTGAATTTCACGGTGTTTGCGTCTATCTGTTGAGACAAATCGTCCCTTGGTTTCTACTATGATACCATTAGATAAAACGAAGTCAGGTGTATACGTTCTTACTTTTAAGTCAACCCACTTAATCTTTTCTTTTTCGTAGGTGAACTCAATACCTTTGGATCGTAGCTCTTTTGCTACATCATCCTCGAAGCCTGAACGATACCCTGCTTTAAGTGCTGCTGCTCTATACTTCCTGCTCATTGTATGTAAGATCCTCTGGTACGTTTGGTTTCTTTACCACATCTACCAGGAGTACGTCACCATTACCATAAACAAATCGTCTGGCCTCAGGCCAACACTTCTTGTTGAACTCACAGAATCCACAAGAAGGATGTAGCTTTGTGTTGGGGCTAGTCTTTGACTGTGGTACAGGTTCAAAGCCTCTGTCAGGTATCTCACCTGCCACCATCTCTTTGACTTGCTCTACCTCTTTCTCCTTTTGTTCTAGCTCAGGAGTGAAGTCATAAACATCAAGACAAAGTGAACCATTAACTTTATCAACAACAAGGAAAGCCCCATGTGTTTTGTTGGTCACCAGTGGATCGTCTTTTGCTGCATACACATAAGAACTAAGCTGACTGATGTAACCAAAAGGATCTTCCTCTCTAAGGTTACCTTCAGCAAACTTCTTGAACGAGTAAGGTGACGCTGACTTAACATCAACTGTCATACCATCAATGACTGCATCTCTGTGTCCTGCCAGATCATTGATACGCATACGATCCTGCTGCCCTGTTACTGTGTGACCAGAAGCCTCAACAATAGAGAGGACCAACTCTTCTATCATGTCACCATAAAAGAACTTCAGCAAATCCGATGGAGCAAGAGGCTTTGCTGTCGCAGTCTCGTTAATCTTATACCATAGTTTTCTTTTGCATGGACTACCAATAGAAGAGAACGACAGATACCCTCTTGGTTTCTGTGGTGCTCTGAATCTTGAGGTAGCTGCTTTGCCAATACGATCACCCATCTTCAGGCTAATCAAATGATCCCAACCTTTGAGACCAAGTATTGTGTCTTCCATATCTTTAATGAGTGTATCTATGCTTGGCATATCTTTATCCTTTTTTGTTTGTACCCCCACCCAGTTAAGGGTGAGGGCTTTCTTCTAGGGAAAGGAAACAGGGAAACCTAGAAGGGGATAGAGTCCTGGGGTTCCTGGGAGGAGGTGGAAGACGATGAACCACCAGAACTGGAGTGGTCTGTGAACATTGTACGTGGTTGGGAGGGGCCACCTTCTGATTCATAGACCACATGCTCAAGGATCTGGACACCTAGTAAGCGTGTACCTGTACGTCCAGTACGTGTAGGATAAACTTCTACCTTCACGATACCTTCACTGCCATTACCAATAAGACCCTTCTCCTGTAGGTTCCAAGCCTTACCAGTCACGTCAGCTACGATAGGTGCGCCACCCATCCAGTCCTGTGCGCCTGTATGAGGACGAGACACTGTGACTTTGTAGCCATCAGTAACTTCCTCAATCTTCTTCATGCATCCCGCTTTCTTTAAAGCGTCTGCAGTTTCTTTATCTGTGGTGACAGTAACCTTGTACTCACCATCAGTTTCTTTATTCCACTCAGCACGATCACGATTAGACTCAAATACTTTTGCCCAATCTAGTTTGCCTTTGATGTCGATTTGTGTAGCTGGCATAATGCCCTCCTTTGATTTGATAACTGTTATGTAATTCTACTTGAACAGGATGTCAATGGGTCTCTGCCCAATTTTTTCCTACGTCATACGATCCTGGTGTAGGTATTTTGAATCCTAGTTCTTTGCCAGTCTCAAGCATACAGTCTGCTTGTATCTGACCAAGACGTTTAGCTTCTTCTTCCGTTCCTGTAACCTCCACTTGATATTCGTCATGAATGAACCCAACCATCTTGAAGTTAATCCCTTCCTTACGTGCTACGTCATGCCAACGTAGGAGGGTGTGCTTCATGAGGCAAGCCTCTCCATTCTGTAGTATACCTGCGAGTGCCTTGTGTGTGCTAGGCACATTGACCTTACGTCCATCGTATCCTTTGAACCAACCATTATCTCCAACCTGTTTGATGTATCTGTTCTTAAGATCGTATAAACCACCAATACTCATCTCGAAACGAGTACGTGCATCCTGTGCTTCTTTCTTGTTGACCTTTAATATCTGGGCAGTCTTAGCCACACCTGCACCTAGCAGCCATGCGTAGATGAAAGTCTTTGCCATATCTCGTGTACCATGAGGGACAGCAAGAGCATTCTTGTTCACGTTGTGGATGTCTGTCTCGTTTTCTTTCTTACCTTCCATAATTGCTTTGGCATACTGATCTTCACCAAACATACGCCATAGATAATCAGCAAGTACACGTAACTGAATCCCATCTGCGTCTGTACCTACTAGCCAAGAGCCTGAGGGTACAGTCCAACAAGCACGTAGGTGTAGGTCATACTGATTCTTTACTTCTTCTACTGCTGTCTTTGCATCTCCATGAAAAGGAGAAGAGATGTTAGCAGTGTTGGGGTCTTTGTGTGCGCAGCGTCCAGTCCATGCACCAATGCTCTGTATCCTACCATGAATACGAGAGTCATCTCTGCACTGCCCTATCCACTCCACCAGTGAGGAACGTCTACCTTCTAGGGTGAGCCACTGGGCGAGAGCCTTTGCCCCCTCAGGGGCTGTCTCAGGGAGTGTACCAAGGTTGTCCTCTGATACAGTAAAACCATACCTGTCTAGCTGCTCTTTCTTCTGATCATAAAATTCTTGATCCATAACATCTACTGACTTGCCGTAGGGGTCACCAACTTTCTTACGTGAGAAGGTAATGGCTGTCTTAGTTCTGTCCACAGGGTTCCAACCTGCAGACCAGAGAGCATCAATACGATCCTTAGAGGAGCCAGGGTTAAACTCAATCCAGTCATGACACACTAGGTCTTTACCTTCTTGTGTAGTCATGGCGTATCTTTCCTTGGCCTTAGTAACTGTAGCCATCTCACTTCCATCTTTCTTAAGACGATACTTAATACGATTGACCTCAGTTAACTTAGGCGGGAAGTCTACTTGGAATTGTTCTTCAAGGTACTTCATCTTTTGTTGAACAGAGTTGAGAAGGAACTGTGCTTTGTTCTTGTCAAAGAAGAAACCATAGTACTGTGTGCGTACCAGTTCGATCTGTACGTTGTGTTCAGTCCTCAGAGAAAGTGACCAATCATTATCCCAAATAACAGAAGAGAAATGTTCATAAAGAGCATGAGTAACCTCGATGTCTCCATACCAGTATTCAACCATTTCATCACTGAACTTATCAAATTCATGGAAGTCTCCTTT